TTGTCAAGAGTTGGCATTACAGCTCTCCGTGATCACTTAGTGGTGGTAACTTTCTGCTAGGCTTGGAGATGGTAGTAAGGTCTAGCTTTGAGTTGGTTCTTATTTGTTCTCGAATAAGTGGTACTGCCTTATCAAGGATCTTTGAGTAGTCAAGTCCTGGATTTTCACTTTCTATGCGCTCAACTATTGACGCCACCAGACCTTTTTGAGAGGAGAACTCTGGATACTTTTCATAGAAAGTTCTATTGATTTTGAGCAAGTTAGTCTGGTTCATTATGAGGTTGCCGACTACCTCTGGTAACCTAAGCAAGGCTTTCTCAATAGCTTCATTAATTATACTTTGGCGTTCTTCTTCAGTTATCATAGACTTCTTCTATCATCAACGAACTTGCCATCATTAGCTGAATGGTGCTTAGCTTTCTTCGTTGGTCTCCAGCCGTGCTCGATTGCTTGAAGGGTTCGTAGATACTTCTTTGGATTGCTGCTGTGACCTACCACTTTGCCTGAGTCTTTCTTTACTACTGTTTTGCCTCTTATTTCGTAGGGCATTTAGAGTTCTCCCATCCTGGGGACTATGGCACTTTGTTCAACCTTTCTTGATGATTAACATTAGCCATCCATCTGGTCTATTTCAGCAATTATCTGCTCGACTAGGTCGTAGCTGAGCCGAGTGAGCTCGCCATCTATTCCACGATCAAGAATATCAAGGAGTGGCTTGTTACCGCTAACTACGTAAGTTTGACGAATAGCTGCTTGAATCAGCAGCATTGGGTGAACTGAGCTCCAGTAGTTCTCGTCAGTATCCAGGTCAAGAGGTATTGAGTAGAAGAGCCCTCTTACGTCGATTAGAGTGTCTTGGTCTACTGGGGCTGACAGAGCTATTGCATTATACTCGTGGTCAGTATTAGGGATAACTCCTACGTAGGTTGCAAAGGTTGCTAGCTGTACTGGAGTAATGTCTTCAGGTATGTAACGAGTTACCATTGGACTATAGTATAGAGGAGTCCCGTTAATCCACTGAGCTGGAGGAGTAATGTAATAAGAGGCTATCATATCCTGAATGCGGATCTTCTCGAGCTGCCATTTGGCAGTTGAAGTAGCTGCCCAGACCTCCTTAATCGCACGAGCGAAGGGAAACTGTACGTACCAGCGGCCAGCAGCTATTACCTCCATCCTAGAGGCCCAGGACTTGGTCGTCTCAACTGTGCGATCCAGCCACTTACTTCCTTCATTAATGTAGAAGTTCGCGCCATTGTCGCTGAAGTCATCTTTGACCAAGTCATAGCGACCTGACAAGTCACGAAACTTTGTTCTAATCTCGAGAAGGTTCATAGGTCACCAGTTAATTCAAATTTTGAATGGTCTGCGGGACAGCTGCCTCTCACTGCCCCGCATCCATTGCTGATCTGGGGAGGTTAGCTACACGACAGTGGTCGGTGCAGCGGTGGTCACTATAGTCGTCGGCCCTAAGGTCGTCGGCGCAGCGGTCGTTGCAGTCGCCAGAGCGTTATCCAGACCAACTCCATTGAGTACAGCACACTTCTGAGGCAGACCGAACTCCAGTCCACACTCAGTCAGGTACTCCTCATTTGTGCCATCCAGTCGACGGCCACCATAGCCTTCAGGATGAGTCTTGGCAGAAGTCTCACCGTAGAAAGCAGTGTCGTCGATGTAGCGGTAGGTCATCTCTTTCGGCTCGATAATGATACCCATGTTACGGGTAGTTGCGTCGAAGCTGAAGAGTGGATGAGTCTTCATATGGATAGTTCCGAAAGGAGTAATCCACGATCTGATCTGCATCCCATAGGTTTTCTGAGCCGGCTGGAGGTTAATCTGCCCACCAGTCATTGCAAGTGCGTCGATTCCCAGGAGGAATCCGGAGCCACACAGGCAGAGCTTTTCCTCAGCGCCGAAGCGGAAGATCTGCTCAAGCATAGCCTTGAACCAAGTCTCACCACCTACCGTCCAAGCAATACCTGCGTAGGTTGGGTTAAGAGTGTAGTCATCACAGTTGGCAGCTGCAAACTGGCGGATGAAGTTGATTACACCCATAGTGGTGCGCTCAGGCTTGCCATTGTCACCGATGTTCTCAGTTCGAATGCCCCAGAGGAATGCAAGTTCCATTTCCCACGAGTGCATTTCGAGAGCTTCGGATTTCGCCTTCTGATACTGATCACCTGTGCGAAGGCGGGTAGCTCTGGCAGTACGAGTGATTGAGAGAGGTGTACGGAAGATCTGGGTGTAGTTGTACACCTTGGTTGGATTGAGAGCGATGGCATCTGGCATCTCGCCACCCTCAGGGTTGATGTTGCCGATGATCTTGAAGTTATCGCAGTCGATCAAGTCGTGATCAGGTGAGTTGTCATCAGCCTCAAGGAGTCTGACAGCAAGCACAGTTGTTAGTCCACCTCGAGCGCATTCAGTTACCTTGCCGACTACGTCGACTCGGTAGTCCGAAGCGTCACGAAGGAGGATCTGGTGACCTTCTCTGATTCGGTTACCAAGTACAGTGGTGATCTGAACATAGACAACTGTCCCAACTACTCCACCACCTGCATAGGCTACCGAGAGATCAGGAAGTGTAAAGACACCAGCAACAGCGCCAGCTACTGCAGACTGTTCCTGAGTCCACCAATGGAACTGAGGGTCGTCAACTTTCTCAGATCCAAGCATTGAGAGAATGGCTGTTAGTGGAGCCATCCCATTCGGATATAGGTACAAGATCTGCTGACGCCAGTTAAGTGGCCGCTGATCAGCTACCCAGTCTCCGTTACCACGCATTCCTAAGAACATAGTAGTTACCTCATGTGTTGAGTTGATTCAAATTTTGAATCAACTGTTAATGTTAAGGTTACTGAGTAGTGGTCGGTGCCACAGTTGTTGCACCCCTCGTAGTGGTTCCAGGAGGATATGTAGTAGATCCCTGAGGAACTCCACCAGAGAATGCAGCAATCCAGGCGAGGCCGTCACTGTAGAGCAGAGCCTTGTCGCACTTGTTGTTAAGCACTATATCATTATCCCAGCATTCAGAGTCGTTGTTGTCTGTGATAGTGATAGTGTTGTGCGCATCTGCGTCCCGAGCAATGATCGAGTACCAGCGACCCTTTGCCTCAGCGACAGGTGGAAGCACCAAGGTGATTGGCCCACTTGTCGGATTCACTACAGGGCGCACGACATAGTCCCTAGTGGTCATAGCATAGTTAGTGCTAGGATCTACGAACTTGTCGACTACCTCTCTGTAGTGCTGTTCGTTGTTCTTTTCAAGTCCCATAGTTATCTCCCTATAACTTTGTTCATCTCCTCAAGCTCAGCCTGAAGAGGTTCGAGAGTTGGTTTAGTTTGCATCTGTCCAGCCTTACCACCTTTTCGAGGTAGTCGAGGAGGAGTGTCTTTGACAGGTTCGGTTGGAGTAGACTTTTTGTCTAATTCCAGCCGCTTACGTACTTCAGGTCCTACGTCTTTCATCACTTCAGAGTAGTTACGACTAGGATCTTTAGCCACAGTTTCCTCAAATACAGCAGCGACCACCTTCTTGAAAGGTTTGAGGTCAGAGTTTTCTTCGTAGAACTCCTCACTCATCCGTTGGAGGTTAGTCATAACTACAATCTGTTCCTTTATGACATTAGGAAGGCTATCGAAGACCTTTTTAGAAACCTGACCGTGAGAGTCGGTTACGGCTTTTTGATAGACTTTATTGACGAACTTGTTGAACTCCTTAGGATCTCGCATAAGGTCGTCCAAGTCAGTGTCGCCAACGAAGTCTTGTTCGTCAAGCTTTAGCGGCTCCTCGATAGGTTTAGGAGGTTCTTTTACGGATTCTTTTTCTGCGAGCTTTGCTCTGAGCTCGGAGATTGTTCTGTCGCGTTCGTCTTCAGGTGGAGTTTGTTTAACAGCTGGTTCAGGTTCTGGTGTAGCTTTAGGTTCAGGCTCTGGCGTAGACTCATCGACAGGTTCAGGTTTCGGTTCAGGTACTGGTACTGGAGATGGCTCGGGAGAAGGTTCTGGCTCTGCCTTTTGCTCTGGTTCTGGTGTTTGAGCTGTTGCATCAGCAGGTCCTCCATCAAAGGTTTTTATCATCTCTTCGATTTCTTCCTTTACGTCACTCATCGCTAACCTCCAAGTTAGGTTGATTGTTAGATTTCTTAGTTTCTAGGATGCTAAGGAACACATCCAAGATACCAAGCATATAGTCGACAGCCTTCTGCCGACCATTTAAGTCACCCATGTGAAGCAGGACAGAGGCACTTGATGGGTTTGAGTTTGCGGCTTCGTCAACGATAGACATCATTTCTAAGTTGAAGCCGTGCTTCCAAGATTCGAGTTCGAGCACTATGTCGTTCCAAATGACAGAGGACTTTAGCTCTTCGATCTGGTCTTTAGTAGCGTGAACTTTTAGTTCTTCCATTATACACCTAAAGGTACAAGATTACCAGCCTCAGCCTGACGTAGAGCTGTTTCGTCAGGAACGACTGTAGGCTGGACTTGGTCTAGGTTACGTCTAAAGTCCTCAACGTTCTTAGCACCCAGTTGCTGTGCTATATACATGAAGATACGAGTTACATCAAACTGCTGCATTAGCTCAGGAGTTTGACCTATAACTTTGAACAAGTCAATCCAGGCACTAGAGAAATTACCTCCTGGTATTGAGCCATCTCTTACGATTAAGTCGTAGTTAATTGCTAGGTCGTAGATAGATACTGGTATCTTATCACGACCGAGAGTGTTCTTTAGCTGATCTCCGTAGCGTCCTACAGCCTTAACGTAAGTCTCCTGCTGCATATATTGCTGAGTGTGGACAGCAAACATAGTGCCTACATCTTGCATAAACTGCATCCCTACAATCATTGCAAGACGTTGGAGACGGGAGATGGCACTGCCGCGAGTACCTTGGAATTCAGAACTGGTTAGGCGTTCAGGGCCTGACATTCTAAGTGCGCCCTGCATTGACTGGTCAGCTCCACTTATTCTATCCATCCACTGAGTGATATATGCTGAGTCAGCAATGTTAAGTCGAGTAATGTCAGTAACTGCTAGTTGCTGCACCACCTTGTCAACACCCCTTCCCCAAGCGGGTCTTCGTAGGCGGATAAGCTTTCCAGGTTGAGGATCTTTAAGATCTTCAATGTTAACAAGGTAGGGATCAACA